TGCACACCATACTTGAAAGTGAAACGAACACGAACTTCGTCAGCATCTTGAGAATACCACATTTTCACATCTTCTTCTTCGTGAGCCAAATCAGTACCCAAGTAGAAATTGCTCAATGAACCAGCAAACAATTTGTTTGTTCCGTTCAAACCACCAACGGCGATCAACTTCATATTAGTTCCAGGATAAACCATTTCCATTTCAGTTGCAGCATCGGCTACATAGTGAAACAAATTGGCGTTCTTCAAGTTTACCAACATCAACTTGTAAGCGTCGACACCCAAGAAACAAACTAAGTCAGTTTTCGTTGCAACGGCAGCTGGAATATTTGCATAGATTTGATCCAAGATGTCATCAATGTTTGCAGCAGTTACGGTTGTGAAAGTTGTTGGGGCAGCGTTTGCCAATGTTGGAGATGCAGCAGCGATGATCTTCATCAAACCATCAAAGCGGTTCAAGTTAGGATTGCCACTTGCGGTGTCACCTTGCCACATTGCAGTTTCCAAAGTTTGTGCAATAACGGCTGCCTTCTCACTACCAATCTGCTCCTCAAAAGGAATCATTGTTGGTGAACCGGGCATAATTTGTGTTTGCATCCACTTTGCTTCCAAAGTTTTAGGACACAAAGTTTCTTCAACTTTCACAGCACCAACGGTGATGTTACGCTGAGTGAATGTAGTCACACCACTTGGATTGTAACCACAACCATCGGCTTGGAAGTAAACGGTTGAAGCAAGGATGTTCAAAGATGCAGCGGATTTTACTCCAACTTGCACTTGATTTGAAGCGTACAAAGTTGCAGCAGTTTTGTTGCTGAACAATGCTTTTACCAACAGATCAGTTGACTGTTCGTTGGTGTAGGCGGCTAAGGAAGATACGGTAAATGACATTTTTTTATTTGTTTAGTGAGTTTTTGAATTTTGTGAGTGCTTCAAACTTGTCGTTTTTCTTGCTTGAAACGGGAGTTTTGGTTGGTTCTTCTGAAGGCAAGTCAGCAACTTTCTCGATCAAGTCGATTGCTTTGCTCATTGCTTCTTTGTGTGTGTTGTTTGATGCAGTCAATGTTGCAACTTTGGCAGTCAATTCAGCAATGGCAGTTTCCATCTTTGCAACTACTTCGTTGAATGCAGACATAGTTGCAAACTCTTCGGCGGCAACTGGATTTGCAATGTTTTCGGTTTCTGCTGGTTCTACGATTTCAGTCACAAGACCGCCAACAGTAGTCACCAATGTTCCACCTTCAACTTCGTGAGTTGCATCAGGTGCAGGAATGTTTCCTTCGGCAGTTTGAACGAAGATGGCAGTTCCGATTGCCAATTCACCTTCGTAAGAGATTACCGTGCCATCAGTCAATGTGGCGGTTGCCATCTCGACTTTGATTTCTTCGTCAGAGAATCCGAGCATTGTGCGGATTTCCTTCAATGTTTCTTTTGCGTTCATTTGTATATTAATTAGGTTTTTTGTTTAAGTGTTGCAATTTTACTTGCCATTCCATTGGCTAAGGATTGATTTCATTTGCTCAAGGAGTTGTTCATCAGCATCAACGGGAAAGTCAAAAACCCCCTCAACTGAGAATCCTTTGAACTCGCCTGACTTGACCTTTGACCACACTTCTTCGTTGTCAATCAAGTATGAAACAAACCAAGAACCATCGGCAACCTCTTCAAATCCCTTTGGTGGCATCACGCCTCGTTCACGATCAATGATGTATGATTCAAACAAGCTCACGCCATCTGCAATTGGTGTTTTGTGGTGAGTGTTCACGGCATCGTACTTGTTGCCCCTTGCCCACTTTTTTGCAATCTTGAAGATGCTCTCCTTGTCAAATACCACATAGTATTCACCACGAACATCATCCCTTCGGTATATGGGTAGGTCGGCAATCATTGCTGCACCCGTCACGATGCGTTTCTCTTCGTCTTTGATTTCAAACCTTTGGGTGATTTCTTCAAATGCAAGAAAGTCCTTTTGTATGGCTGGAGTTTCTACCAAAGAAACGAACTCAATGCCCGTTTCCTCGTCAAACTCGTTGATGTCTAATTTGTAAACTGGTAACTTCATCTTTCTTAAATAGCACTATTTGACAACGGACACTTTTCTCGTAGTATCCACACGATCGGTTGTTCTGCGGATGTCACCTTCAGTCACAAATACTTTGGTGTCAAATCCGCTTACTTTTGGAAGTGATGAGCTGATGTTTGGTGCTGACATTTGTGGCATTCCACCGCCATTCATTTGTCCGCCACCTGATGGTGCTGATGTACTTTGGAATTGTGTCTTTCTGATTTTAGCCAATTGAGCAACACCAAACAATGCTGCTGCCGTTGCTTGTACAAATGGATATCCAGGAAACACTTTGGTGATTGGTGAATCCGCTGCCGTTGTGAATGCGTTTTGTGTTCCTTCAATTGTACTCAACACGGTTGAAGCATACCTCATCGCTTTGTTGACTTGGAATGCTCTCTTTTGAGATGCTTCGTCATTAGTTGCAAACGCATCAGCCAATTCACTAATTGTATTGAAATAGCCAAGTGTAGATTCAATCAATTCCGAATGTTGCGTTTTGATAAATAACCCAAACTTTTCTCTATCTGAATACTCTTTTTTGTATTGTCCTTCTTGCAATACAACTTGCTGACCGGTGAGTTTCTTTTCAAATTCCGCACTATCATAAATTTTCTTCCGCCTGATGCTATATGCCAAATCAATGGCATCCATCAATCTTTCTTGGTGCTTTTTTAATTGTTCAAGTTCTTCTTTGTCCGCATCTTCTCGTGCTTTTTTTCTATCGTCTGCTGCCTTTTTGTGGATATCAGTAATTGAAAGCGTGTATCCAGCAACCGTGTTCCTCAGCGTGTTGAGTTGTTTCTTGGTTTCAGCGATGGCTGCATCCGCTTCCTTCTCAACCGCCTTTGGATCAAACACCAAGTTCGCAAGTCCACCGCTAAATGCTTCCTCTAATCCGAAATCTTGCCCCAATGCCTTTCCAACTTTGTCAATGGTCATCAACAACAAAGTCAAAGGATAAGTCAAAAAGCGAATAACTCCTTGAAGGATATCTTTGTTTCTTTGAGCAGCATCAATCTGAGCTTGTTTCATTGTTTCTTGAGCCATCAATTGTGCCTCAAGTTGTGTGATTACCGCATTGGTTTGTTTTATTTTTAATTGAAGAATTTCTTCTTCGGTCAATCCTTGAAGTTTCAAGATGTTGTCTTGAGCATTCAGCGTATCCAGTTTGTCTCTTTCTAATTTCTCCGCTTTTTGTGCATCTGCCAAAAGTTTCTTTTGCTCCTCACTCACACCACTCACCGCCTCTTTGATGTCATCCCAATATGCAACAATTGCCCCAAGAGCAACAAGAATCAATCCGATACCCGTTGAACCAATACCCGCTTTGATTGCTGCAAATGCTTTCTTTGCACCGCTGACAACATCTTTGAAGATTGCACCGAATTGTTGTTGAATCTTTCCAAGTCCTTCAAGACCTTGTGACAACGCCATTGCACCTTGCAACTTGATCATCGTCTTCTCGAAGTCCTTCGATTCGTTTCCGAACAATGCCATTGCCCCTTGTGCTGCTGCAAATCCATTGGCAACACCCGAAACAACTGTATTTAATTTGGCAAACTTATCAGGATTGACCGCTTTCACACGATCATTGAAATCCTCCATCCTATCTCTTGCACCGGCAAGTGCTTTTTCTGCCTTGAGTGCTTCAGGTGAGAACTCACCGAACTGCATCACCGCTTGTTGAGCTTGGATGGTCAGTTCCTTTATTTCGGACTTCATTGATTTGAAGTCAGGTTTTTTGACGGTTAAGTCAATCGTTGCGTTTAGTGCCATTAGTGTCCTTCTGCTATTATGTAAAATTGAACGCCATCAGTAGTGATGACATCGTATGAATGATGTGCTGTTTGTGTGTGCGTGTCGCTGCCGTCTATTTGTGCAGCAGTTGCCGTGTCAATGGTCACTTGATGTCCGGCTAATGGCTTTTTGATAATCCAAGTTTTACCACTTAGTCCAGTTGGATCAGGTAGAGTAATTGTAAAATTCCCGGCAGTTGTACTTGCTATTATCAACCAATCGTCTTTCGTTGCCGAGTAGTTTGCTGATACGGTTGTAACTGCACCACCACTCAAATAGTTTGGATACATCTCGTAATTGCCGATGTAGAGTGTATCAGGTTTGGTGACTGTGAAGTCATCGCACAATATCGCACCACTTCCATCCGTTCCCGCTTGGAATGTTGTGTTTGAAGAAATGACTGAAAACGCATCTACTGTGTTTTGGTTCTGCACGATGTTGTCACCTTGAATAACACCAGCACCACCTTGTCCAAGTCCAATGTTTACACCTTTGATTCCTGGTTTAATTGGATTATTCCCCCCGGGATAAATATCTCCAAGCGTTTCACCTTGTTGACCTTGAGCAGTTCCCGCACCAATTGTCTTTGTTGTGATGGTTGCTGGTTCGACAAACTGAGCCAATAAGAACTCACACAAATACACGCCATCGGTTATTGGGTTGTAATCTTCAACCTTGTTCAATCTCCAATACTGTCCTTCAAAGAAATACGCATCAGCAAAAGACAAGTTCAACCAATCGTTTGGAGTAATTCTAAAATATGCCCTGACCAACTTAGAGTTTTTACTTGTGATTTCCGTCAAAAACTTATAGTAAAATTTATTGACAAGATTCACATTGGCGTATTTGTAACCAGCACCAATACCGATTTCTCTCGGCATACCAAACAGTATGTCAAAGGTTGGATTGGTTATTGAATTATAATGCAATGTCAAAGGCAATTGGTTGCGATATGAATAATCTAACCCAACACCAGCGTATTGATTCCACAACCGCCAATTCACGCCATCCACAAGACCACTATAATACATTATTCTCAAATCGCCATCTTGACTATTTGGCATTTGGGACAAGACAAAATTCTTTTGAGAATTGTATGATTTGATTTGTGTTGGCGAGAAAGCAATGTCAATCTTCTTTTCGTTTTTTACAAAATCATTGTCAATTTTGTAGGTGCGTGAGCCGTATGTTGTTTGATAGTTTTGTTGATAGATGACATTGGTTTCATCCTTGCCTTCCTTATAAGCAAATACATAAGGGTTTGCATCAAGATCACCCATCGGAATAATATCCAATGCTTGAGAATAATCTAATTTTTTAGTCCAATCAACTTGACTGCCATTGTAGAAGTCATCACGGGGAACAATCCGCAGAACTTTTGGTTGGTCTTTGGTTGGTTCAATGTACAAGTTGAACATCTTCACAAAGCTCATAAAGATTTCGCTTTGCTTGACCTCCGAGTTTAAGAACATACTGAAATTAACCGTTTCCCCCACGCCAAATGTGTAGGCACTTTGATTGCTTTCAATGTTAGAAGTTGCCAACAAGTCCAATGAGAATTGTGCGTTGGTCAAGTTGTATTTGTTTGCATCGTCATACACCTGAACCAAGCGAATGTCGACAACCGAACCTTGTAGCAAGGTGAATGGAAATAAAGTTAATTGTCTATTGGTATTTGATCCGATGTTTGGTGTGACAGTCAATGTGTCTTTCAAAACACCATTGACATACAAGCCAAACACTAACCATATTTCTGCGGGTACAACTGGAACATATCCGGTTGATTGATACAACATCAACAAGTCCAAATCAAACGCATAGTCACCACCAACGGGAAGTGTGTATTGTCCAGTTGTGTTGTTGTAGTTATTGCCATTGTCATAATTGCCACTCGTTGAATCGTTCTGAAATATCAAAACGGAGTTCAAATCAAGAGATTGACTTGTGGTTATGCGTGAAGCTTTGAACCTTCGACCTTCCAAAACGGAAGCATCTGCACTCAATGGCGACGGGTTCGGCATTACTAACCTCTTGAAATCCGTGCTATTGAAGTACGAATCATTGGTATAACTAAATCCCGAGTTTGTGAATATCTTGTCAATAACCGTTTTAGCATAAAGACAAGGAGTGAACTGTTTGGTTTCCCAAACTGCAATGTTTGTGGGATGACCTTTGTCAATCATCGCATACACATAACCTTCTCCAAGTGAGAACGCTTGAGTGTTTCCGTTTTTGTAGATGGATGTTGCCCAAGAATCAATGATGTTGCCACTTGACAATGTATGATTGTACTCGGTGAAATCTAATTGGTTTAATTTTAGGTCTGCAATGTTGGTAAATAAGTCAGCCGTCTTGCCGTGTAGTGAACACTCGTATTCAATCTGAGTTGAATCCAGCACATTGATTTGAATCAACCTGATGAATCCACGCAACTGCTCAACCTCGTCAAGCAAGACCACCACATCCGCTTTCTTATTCGGATTGAAGTCGGGTGCAAACTGCGTTGATCCTTGAATGTTTTGCTCAATCTCAAAGATGTGACCAAACAATTTGTTGTTGGCAGCAGTACCAGGAATAAGAACTGTCTTTGTGTATTCGCTTGACCTTGATTCGGGTGACTTGATGTCTGCGATTGACTTGGTGATAAGAAGATCAAAGTTGTCATACAAATCCAATCTGCGATTGACAAAAGTTCCACCAAGTGCCTCAAGTTTATCAATCCGACAATCGCCTCCTTCCACAAACGCATCATTGGTACGACCAACAAACGCTGCTTCGATTTGCTCTAAATACGAAGAAGGAATCCCAACATATAACTGGATCATAAGCGTTGAGATTTGTCAGCAAACGACAAGGTGATGTCAAGCTCAAGGTTGAACATCTTGTCTTGCACACCCTTCTTTTGCTCGTAGGTTGCATTGTCAATGTTGACTGCATACAAAGTGCCGTCATACATATAAACAACTGGTGATTCAATCAGATCTTTCAACCAAGCGGATTCCGTGTCATCAATCCAATTGGAATTTAACTTGATTTTCTGACTTGCTTTTGTATGGTAGTTTGAACGAGTGCGAACGCTTGTGGCATAACCGTATGTTGCACCGAGTGTGTACGGATTGGATTGGAATTGCTTTCTCTCCACCTCAAATGTATCTCTGCGAACCATATTGAAACGGAAGGAATCAAATCCTCCCAATCGGTTCATAAAGAAAATATCCGTTGTTTCGTATTTACTACACTCGTCTTTTATGTTGATGCGATAGGTTTCTGATTTGGCAGTTCCACCAAGTTTCAACACGACATCAAAGAAGGTTGCTCCACCGGGTATTGTCAATTGGCTTCCCACGGGTATTCTCACGACCTTAGACGAAGGCAATGTAAATGTTTGGGTACTTGCATCGGAGTATGTAATTACAACGCTTGTGGCATCACCTTTCAAAGCATACAACCAATCCTTTTGTGTGCGATGGATGTATCTCGTTCTGACATTTGTCAAGAACTTCGCACTTGATGATGTGGCAAGATATTGAGCTTGTGCGTAAGTGACCAAATCAAACGGATTCAAGGCAGCATTCCAAATCGTTCCAGTTGCGGAAGTCAAGTTCAAATACTCCGTGATTGTTCCCGTTGCAGATGGTGAGTACTCATACCCAAATTCAACCGAATAATCGCTGAAGGAATCCACACAACCGCTTGGTGATGTATCTGCAAAGTTCCAATTATTGCTGACATAACTTTCCATTATGCGACCAATGTTGAACACCCCCTTGTTTGTACTTCCAAAATAGATTGGTGCTTTGAGTTTGGCAATTGATGTTGTTGCTACTTTGACATCGGCAATGAACTTGAAATTGTCCTTTGTGTAAATACCACCTGATGATTCCGTAATGACAAAGTTTGTGTCATTGAAACCGGGATGATACGAATCGGGTTTTTGGGTGATTGATAGAGCCACGATAAAAAATAGCGGATAGGTAGTTGCGTTCCAAATGCGCCCACTTTTATTTGATTGCGCCTATTTTGCACAAATTGCACAATAATGTGTCTTATAGTACCCGAAAGCATATAATTTGTGCGTTTTATACCACATTATACCCGAATGCGTATACTTATGATGGACAAATCAGACATAAATACTTTGCAATCAGTAGTGATTCCCAATACTTATCGCAACAAATGACTTTTAGGAATGAATATACTGGAAAATTTCATTCAGTTATTCGGGTAACATTTGCCACTAATCCTATAAATTGGCAATAATTTGAAATACTGCCATTTCTTTGTAACAAATAACCACCACTATTTGTTACCGATTGGGATAATTTAGGGCATTACAATTGATACTGCTTGGTATTATACCGTTCGGTATCACAACATCTCGTTCAGACAAGCCACGATGTACGGATTGAATCCTTTCCCGGCTGCATCCTCCAATCGTTTCTGCCGTTCTTTGGTCTTGGCTTTGTAGAACGCCATCGCATTCAAGAACTCAATCAATGGCATATCAAGAATGAAGTCCCATTTGGTGCGATCACCTTTGACAATCTTGTCAACTATCTCCAGCCAAACTATTGGGGATTGGTCAACTGCTCCGTCATATCCTTCATCTCCTCCTTCAAAGAGCAAAGGATATTTTTCAATAACTCGGGATAAACTTCCAAAAAAAAAAGAGCATAGGTGTACGGAAGGGGAACGGGCAAGTGCATCATCAACGCACATTTGTCCTCATAGTGTGCCTGAGCATCAACGACCTTCTTGTTCCTTCCAAAGAAATCCACCTCAATCGATAGCAACGCAACAATCTTGTTTAGCGATTCAATCACATCTCCGTTGAATACTTGCTGGAGTTCGATGAAGTGGTGACCGCACATCTCGTTTGGCGTTTTGGCTAACTTGAAATAACGACCACGCAGTTTGAACATAAACTGAATGGGTGCTTTTGGTAGGTCATTCAAGAACGACAACTTTGCAAACTCGGTTGTGAGCTTGTCCAATGTCATTGACTCGACCTCATCCATTGAAAGATTCAAAGCAATGGCAAGGATGTTCATCTGCCTCTCAAGGTCAGACATATCACGACAAGAGTGAATCTCTTGTAGTTGGTGAATGGTTATGTTTTTCCAATTCATATCGTTTCAATTTGTAACGGTTTGAGCAATGTGCATTTTTTACACTATGCAAAATAAAATGTTCCTGGTCTATTGTGAGCTTTGCAATCAACGGCAAGTGCAAGAGCCATCACACAGTCATCGTGTAGTCCGGGCGGTGCAGTATATCGCACACCCGTTCTTGTATATTCAAATTCAAAGTTCTCCATCTCACTTCCAATCGGTTCTTCAGGGAAAAAGACATCGGTTTGTTGCACCGACATCACCAACCCTTCAATCAGTTGTTGTTTGCTTTGGCTTGTGAACTTGAATCCCTTCACTCTTTGACAAATCCTTTGTAGTTGTTCAACGATAGGATCTCCAACACCAGTACTATCAATGAACGATGGTGTGTTGCCAATCAGTTTGACAATCCTCGCTTGAGTGACTGACCAATCCGCTTGGAATCGTTCGCAGAAACTCACGCAGTTGTTTGCATCCAGTCCGATGATTACCGTGTAATCCGAATACTTTGCCAAATCCACACCCCACGCAACAACGGGCATTGATGATATTGGTCGGTAACATTTGCGGATTGCATCCAAGCCAAACGGATTTGATTTGTCATCGGCTGGTTCTGCAAGGTAGAGTTCACGGAATACATAATCAGGTAGATCACGCCTCGCTTGTTCAATCTCTTTCTCCGAGATGATGCCTTCCCTTGCAGCATCGTATGCCGTTATTTTGAAATACTTGTATTCTGCTTCTCCTTGCCTTGCTCGTTCACCTAATTTATAGAACCAATTCTTCTTGCCTTTGACATTCCCAATCAGTTTGCATTTGCCTTGTGTAGCAGTCAGAGTTGAACGGAGTGCGTACCACGATTCCTCACGCATCCTTGATGCCTAATCAATCACGGCAGCGTACACATCATCACCATAAAGGTTGTCCGGTTTCTCACCTGACTTGAATTCAATCCTTGCACCCGTTGGCAAGGTCAACAATAGTTTTGTTTCGTTGCTGATAAAGAAGTTTTTGTCCGTGACTTGGTTCTTCATCCTTCGGAATGCAATCTCTGCTTGTTGGTATACTGGGGCAACCCACCACACGGACTGACCATCCTTGCATTGGAGTGCTTGTTCAAAGAGCCAAATAATATGTGATGCGGTCTTGCCTGTCTTGGTACTCGCAGCCGTAATAGTGAAACGGGCATCGCAATCAAGGATGTCTTTTTGGTAGTTGGTTAGATATGGTCGTGTGTAATTTATTTGCACAACGATTTGTATAACTGCAATCTTGTCAAATTGTGTAGTTCAAGGTTGTGATGCTTTTGGCAGTAGTCGTAGTTGCTCAATCCCATTGACTGACGAACCGAATGACCAACATCAATCAGTTTTTGGATGGCAAGTTTCCAATCGTTGCGTTCTGCAAACAACACCCCATCGTTTCCTAAGTGGTACATATACGGATAGACATCAGAACAAATGATTGGCTTCTTATACGCACTCGCCTCAACTATCTTCAGCTCAGATTTGCAGTTGTTGAACTTGTTGTCTTGCAACGGTGCAACCACGATGTCAAAGTGACGATACACCTCACCATATTCAAACACCGATGTACCTTCAACTATCTTTGCATCAGGCATACTCTTGGCAATCCGATTCCAAATCTCTCCTGGTGTATAACCGCAAATGTAGAACTCAATGTCAAGTCCTTTGATTTGGTCAGCAATCAACTTCAAATCCTCTTCGTGAGTTACTCCACCAACCCATCCGACCTTTACTTTGTCGGTTCGTTCCATAGGTTCGGCTTCCCATTGCTTGTGTGTGTAGTCAAGACAGTTGGATGCTATGACAACATTCTCATTGATCAAGCGAATCTCACTTGCAAGGTGCAGAGTTGTGGTTGTCACCGCATCAGCGTAATTGATAGCATCCTTCACGCATTGCTTGATTCCTTTGCGATATGCCCAATATGCCGGGTTGTATTTTGGGAGAACCCAATAGTCATCAATGTCCACAACATAGGGAGTGCCTGAATCTGCAATCTTCTTCAACACATCATAATGCTTTGAACCAAGCCATCGTGAGAATATGATCACATCAAATGCACGATAGTCAAGGGTGAGCCATTCTTCTTGTGATTGGCAAACGCTGACATCCGCTTGTCCGTCAATTTGCATCCGAAGATGTGGCGTGAATAATCGGTGGTAAACTACACCATTCATTCCGTCAGTTAATATCAGTAATTTCATAGAGTTTTAAGTAGGTGATTGAACGCTTGATTCGTGACATAGTCAAAGCCATTGTTGATGGGGATGACATTCGGTGAGTGAACGCATATCTCAAGCAATCGTTTTACCTTCATTTGTTCTGCAATGGCGTAGGTGCTTGACTGATTTCCGATGAATGCCTTTGAACTGCCAATAATAGTTGCCAACATCAAAGCATCTTGGCATTTGAGAAGTTCACAATCCAACTGCCATCTATCGGTGAATGCAATGTACTCATCTTCGTATCCAAAGAAAACGCACTTGTGTTCCTTGAGTGGGAAATAGTTGATATCATAATTGCGATAACGAGATGTGAAGTTCAAAAGTATCTTGTCCGCAAAGTACGGGATAGGTTCAGTCGCTTCAATGCAAGGTTCGTGAAGGTCAGACATTAATTCGGGGTACACAAGAAAGTGATTCCGCCTTAAATCACCAGCAGATAGATTCAATCCGTGATTCCTGAACTTGTCGAAGTTATATCCAATGTCGGGGTGTGAGTTCATCTCAACGCTTTTAATGTACAATTGATGCTCAAGCAAGGGTTTAATGTATTCGTACGATTTTAAGTTCATACAGTACCCTCCGCTTGGATGACCTAAAACAGTATTCTGCTCACGGAATCCGATGTGGAAATCTACCGCACCGTGCAACTCCGCAACTCGCTTGGTTGCCGTAAGTGAATAGATCAAATCACCAAGATGTCCGGATTGTATAACCCTCATAATTCTTGCAGTATTTGTTTGACCTCCAAATAGAACATCAACTCATTGCGATTCTGCCACGAGTTATGAGACAACGCCTCAATAATTTGGTCAACTGCAACCAATGAGCAATCCTTGACCGTCAACGAGTTGTTGAACGATTCTTTGATTTCTTGTGCTTTGTCTTGTGATGTCATTCGTTGGGCAGAATTGGGATGGGCATCCAGTACATCACATTGATCCAAGCCATTGTGTTTTCGTCAATCCACATATCGTCAATAAACCGTGCAAGTTTGATTTCGCCATCAAAGGTTGCAACGATTTTAAGTTCTCCATCGTACGGTGGGAATGTGTCCTCACCTCTCCAAGTTTTTTTCATCAAGATTCAAAGTTATTGTAAAGTTTTTAGATTGGATTGTTTGGTCAATGGTTTCTTTCGGTTTGCCTTGTGATCGTGTGAGCAACATCTCCAAGTTGAACAACGAGTTTTTGTCGTGACCTTTGAGCAATGCACCGGCAATTGTGCGTTCCATTATTGTGTACTCATCCCCTCGGTCTATCTTCTCCAGTTCCTTTCGACCAAGTGACAACATAGACAACATCGTTTCCTCCACCTGAGTTTTGGTGTATCCGATTTCCTTCATCAATGTGATGAGCTTCTTTGGTCTGCCGTTTGGATTCATCACTTCTCCTTTGTCAGGTCGTGTCAAAGTTCCTCCGTTTCTTCCTGGTACTTGTGTTGCCATTTTACGAATTAATTACGAATTTTTTTCCGAACTTAATTTTTGCAAGTGAAGTGATTTTAACCACTCCTTGTATTGCTTTTGATCACCAAACTTTGTGTGACATTCTCTGCACAATGCCTGAAGGTTTTCAATCACATCCGGCATTGTTGTTCCACCCATTCCACGAGCTTCAAGGTGATGGATGTCAACGGCAGTTTTGCCACACACCTCACAAGGGATGAAGTCACTAATGTCATATCCGAAATGGTTCAAGTATGTCAAGGTGTGTTTCTTCAAAGTATCAATCCCTCCTCGTTTAATGATTCACGCAAGAAGTCACGCATTTTGATGAGTGCATCCACAACTTCGTCAGGTGTATCATCGGATGCGTACTTTGTCCGTGTTCTCAACTCGTTATCAAGTTCAGATACGATGCATTTCCACTTCCATCCGTCAACTGCATCTTCAAATTGATGGCGTTCTTCGTCAAGGTTGAATTCAAGGATTGCTTTCATTGTGTGGTGGTATTAAGTTTGATATTGCCCATTGCGTTAATTCCATTGCTCGTTTATAACCTTCCGCATAACCATCGGCGTAACTCATTTCCTTTCCCGCAATTTCCATTTCTTTGGCTTGTATTTTCAATTCCATATAATCAGATGTATCAATGTTTAATTGAATTTTTCTAATTGATGGAGTTTCTCGCAAATCTCCCTTGTATTCAAGTTCTTCAATTAACCACTCCACTGCCGTTTGTTGTTTATTGTTTGTCATTTCCGTTTGCGTTTTGGTTTCTGCTCATCATCGGCAAGTTGTGCCAACTCAATTGCTTTTTGGTCTGCCCAAATTAAAAGTGAGAACACGGATTCAATCACACAAGTTGAGCAGTTTGGAACATTGCGACCAAATATCTCACGATGTACATTTTGCAGTTGTGCGGATTGCTCAGGCGTTAATTGGAACACGAGTGTCTTTTTGTAGATCTCGTATGCCGGGCGAAGTGACTGGATGAATTCTATCATAGTTTTGTTTCAAGTAGTGCAACAATTACCGTTGCTATGGATGCGTACAAGATACCCACAAATCCGTAGGTGTATATAAAAAACGACAAGCCAAGCCACCACGACAAGCAAAAAGCACAGTCAAGTGGTTTCATTCGTTTCCATTTGGAATAGTCGCTTCCGTAGAGATAGCGTTTGAGTAGGTCGGCTGGTTTGCCGAAGTTGACGATGATGATGCTTAGACAAGCAATTCCAATTATTTCGTTGTACATCTTTCTTTCATTAATTTTACTACACGCAATATCTCCCTGACTGAAATATCCGTTTGGCGGTGGATTGCTCGTGCTGACATTCCCGAACACCATAACTTGAATAACTCCCTTTCATAGAAATACGCTTCTTCAGTTACTTGATTTATTTTGTTGATTCGCTTTTGTTCGATTCGTTCATCTTCCTCCCGTTCCAAAAGAAGGTCGGGTTCTTCAGACAAGTGCAAGTCATAGACATCGTATTGATCATATATCCGAGATTCACCAAAGGGATGCCGGTTGCCGTTGATACAAAGGTACAAAAGACGGATTGTCCAAAACTGGATGTATCCGTCGTTGTATATTTTTTCAATTTGTTCATCAGGTTTTTGCAATATGGTCAGAAAGTAAAATTGATAGAGTTCCCTTGCCAACTCATTGTTCTTGGCGATGTTCCTCGTGGCTTTGGTAAGCCAGTCAGCTCTTGAGAGTTCCTCTATTATTTCCGCTTTATTCACATTTTCTTTTCAATACTACAAATATAACCATTGTTTTCGTATTTTTTCTTTACACGCAACATCTCATCTTCAGACCGGAGAATATGTATTGACGAGCTTAGACCTTTCGTGCAAATGCAAACCCAGTAAGGATAAAGATTCGACATATAGTTTGTTGGTTGTTCGGTCATATTCCACAAGAGATTCGTAAACTTGCACGGAGTTGATAATGGTTGAGTGATCACGGTGAAGAATCTTGCCGATGGAAAGATAGGTCATCTTCAAATGCTTTCTACATAAATAGCAAAACAAGTGCCGAGCATCCATAATGTTTTGAGTGCGAACCTTCTCCAAGATTGCATCGGGTGTGACATCATAGACGATTGCAACCACTCGCATCGCTTCAGTCCATTCCGCATCTATCTCGTTGATCTTGCATCTTGGATTGATGATTTCATCTTTGAGTTTCTTGACCTCGTCAATTCGTTTTTGATTCAGTTCGGCAATAACACCCCGAAGGCGTTTAACTTCTTGTTTTAGTATGTGGGTTTCCTGGTAGTGGTTCATAGTCGTTCTTCGTACATTGTGCGTTCACCGATGAATGTCGTTTTGATTGTGTAGCATTCACCGTGACGATTCTTTGCGATAATTAGTTCGGCTTCTTCTTCTTGGAGCTTCTCACCTGAATAGTATGCCGGGCGGAATGGGAACATCACAACATCAGCATCTTGCTCAATACTTCCACTCTCACGGATATCGCTCAGCATAGGTCTCTTGTCCGCTCTCTCCTCACATTTTCGTGACAACTGTGCCAACACTATTACGGTGATATTTAGTTCCTTAGAAAGCAATTTTAAGTTTCGGGAAATTTCTGCAATCTCTTGTTCTCGGTTTGTTTTTGTTCCTTTGATTAACTGGATGTAATCAATCACCAACAACTCAAGTCCGTGTTTCGCTTTGTGAATCTTGGCTTTGGATTTGATTTGTTGGATACTGCAATTCGGATCGTCATCAATATAGAATTGCACCGTCTGATTGTTGGCTGAATTAATAAGTTGCTGAACTTCAAACTCTCGAAGGTTGGCATTGCGAATCTTCCAATTGGCAAGGTCGGTGATCAGGGACAAGTATCTTTTGACAAGTTGCTCGTTGCTCATCTCCAGTGACAAGAACAATCCCTTTCCACCAATCTTTGCGAACTCATACATCAGCGACAATGCGAGTGCCGTTTTACCCTGACCAGGTCGTGCAGCCATAACAATCAAATCACCGTTGTTCCATCCGCCCAATAGTCGGTCAAGTCCTGCCCATCCCGTTGGTCTTCCCGTGAGCTTGTCACCTCTTTGCACCGCCTCGATAATAGCATCAACGGTCTTGTTGGTAACTTGGGTAATCGTAACCGGATCGTTGATGGTTGTGAACTTGGTGTTGTCGACCATTGTCTGAACATTGGTGAGAATCTCTTTTAAGTCCGAAGTCAAATCCAAGTTGGTGATGTTCTCAATGAATTGTTTCTTCAGGTACTTGTGTTCAAGTGCTGGAAGGTGACTGCTGATGTTTGGCATCCCGTAAACATTCTGCGTGAGCTTGACGATTGTCACCATCTCAGCACGGCTGAACTTCTTTCCCAAAGTCAGCACATCAATCTCATCGTTATTGATGTACATCTCCAACATTGATTCGACAATGCGTTTGTTCAGGTTGTCTTCAAACCATTGCGATTTGATTCGTGGCAACATTGCACGAGTTTGGTCGTAGAATAGTAGTTGACCGATTATGTAATCTTCAAGTTCTTGAGTCATAGTCCTGCAAATTAAATACTTTTCTGTTGATTATTTGTGGAGATGTCACATTATTTGAAAGATTATTATTTTTCCAAGTCCGAACCGCTGCTTTCCAGTTCTTCATTTTGTTTTTACCTACAAGCCATCCGTTGGATTCGTAGTAGTCAAACCACTTCTCGGATACATCAGCCATTCCGATTTCCGTCATATAGGTTTTAAGTTCAAGGATGGATGGTTTTTCAAATCTTGATACCTTCTTTTCTATAATTTGATTTTCATTTTCATTTTCATTTTCCATATGTTGAACATATGTATCAGATATGATAATCATATCATCTTTCTTTTTACGATTATTTCGTCTTGACTCTGAATAGGATTTTCGTTTGTCAATTTCTTCCTTTAATCTCTCATTGAAGAACTTGCCATCTGAATCCTTTTGGAATTTATCAAAGATATCTTCATCATATATTCCGCATATCTGCAACATATCTCGTTCTGACATATGACCTTTTTGATGCTGGATACAAAGCAAGGTGATGAACTTTCCTTTTTGTTCCATTGACATCAGCAAAGTACCCGTCAAGAAATCGGATGAATAAAATAAGAATGCCGGATCTTTGCTCATAAGTAAAAAAATCTTTGAAGTTTTGATTTTATGAAATGTCTTTTTTGATGCCGACTATATGGTTCACCAATATCAATACAAGCCAATTTTAATGAATTATATTTTTTCCCAGTTGTACAGTCAATTACGGGTTTTGATTGGTATTGAATTATTGCCAATCTTGACGACTCGCATAAACCATTTTGCCAAGCGTGTTGTATATTTTCCTGAGGAGTCACCCATTCAAGGTTTGTAAAGTCATTATTTAATTTGTCTCCATCTTTGTGGTTTACTTGTGGTTTATTGTCAGGATTTGATACAAATGCTAATGCCACCAATTTGTGAATTGTTATTGATCTTGACTTGCCATTGAGCCAAATATCAATTTTCCAATAACCTTTAGGAGTTATTACTCGTTTCAAAATTCGTTCTTTCCCATACTTGTAGCTCTTGACTTGCCCGTGATTCGAGATGTAGTAGATGCCGTTGCATTCCGCAATTGCCGTCCATTTTATTTGTTGTGTTCCCATTTTTTTGCATAAAAAAAGCCTTCAAGATAGAAGGTTTACGGGAACACATCTATCAGGAAGGCAAAAAGTTTTGATTATAGACAAACCCGCATTTGTCAATCACTCTTACAAATATAGCGAATTACTTTATTTGTTCCAAATTATAGTGTGGCTTCGCTTGGTTGTACAAATGGATCACCTTAGTCATTGAATATCCCATCTTCCTGGATATTGTCAACCAAGTATATTGGTAGTCATCACGAAGGATGGCAATCGCCCAAATCAATGCATATCGTTCGCTCATTATTGGTCGATAAATTCTGCGTAATCTCTTGCATCCCCTTCATTTTCAAAGGTTGCTAGTAACTCTCCAGCGAAATACACACGCCACTTAACGATGTTGTTAATTGTTGCCCTAACTACCAATGCTTTTATCATCGTATTTATTTTTAAGAAATGTGGCTTGTAGTTCCCAAGTTTTTGCACGGTCATTTGCTTCTTGAATCTTTGACCTGATCTCCAGCAGTTCGGTTTCATAATCCCAAATCAAACGATTCTTGTTTGAGATGGTTTCAAGTAGCTCATCTTCTCGTTCAGTTGTTTTGTGCAACTGGAGAAGGGTTATGACAAACAAGATTGCCATTCCGATAATTAAGTAGTTTTGTATCATTTGCTTTGTTGTTTATTGTTTGTCATCATTGGAAAATTTTTCTTTTAACTTTTCAATTAATAATTTGGAATACATAAATAACTCACTCAATTCCTCAGTGTCGTTTTGAGATTGTATGTGTCCAATTGCTTCTCTTATGTGTCTAATTGCGTTACTATACCCACTAATAAAAGTATCATCATATTTTTCCTTTGGTGCAAAAAATGGGTTTTGCAATTTTTCTTCTCTGTTTGTCATTGCCGTTTGTTGTTTATTGTTTGTCATTTGCTTTTTCCTTTGTAAAATTTGTGTTTGTAGATTGCCTTCGTGTAGGTATCAAATTCGGGGATGTAGTTGTCCCGTTCAAATTCATACGGTGATGCCTCAGGCAAGTTGTCAAAGTCATTGAAGTACTGCTTCAGTTTCCAGTACACGAACATCACCGCAATGGTGATGGGTGTGATTACGATTAAGTAGATTATGTCCATAGTTATGCAATTTCTTCAATGGTGAAAGTTACTGAATCATCACTCTTACTCGCCATCTTTTCGTAAGCGAATGCGTTTGCTTGTTTAAGTGATGCAGCGTAGAACTGGCAGAAGTACAAATCATTGTCTTCATTGTCTTGGTAAATAACTTTATAGCGTTTCATAGTGATTCAAAACAACACAATAACTTTCACAAATGAAAATATATTTTTCTTTGACTTGGTGAATGAACGATTTATTTAGTAATTGACAAAAATAGTTCTCCAGCCGATGCCAACTTCTCGTCAATGATTTCTTGGATGTCCTCCTCCAAAGTGATCAAGGTTTGCGTGAGCTTCTTGCCGATGGGCATTCGTGGATCATAACTCAAGAACAACGCCTCAGTCATCTCGGTTGCAACCATACCCATTTGAACTTGCCAATAGTATTCCGGGCGTTTTGATTTGAACTGCTCGTTGTTGGTGATGAAAAAGTTCTGAAGGTGGTTTCCGCTATTGAACGGACATTTAATTTCAACCAGGTGTGTGCCAAGTGCATCAGGTGAATATCCACCCCATTCGCCATAGGTGATGAAGGTGTATGTTTCCGCACCATAGTATGTGTAAAAGTCATCGGTCTGCTGAGAGAAGTAGTGGAATGCTTCTTTCTCGTGTTCCTTGCCCCAATCCAAAGCACGACCATACATCTCCGCTTTTTGACCGGTTAGGTATTCCGCTGCCTTCTCAAAGATAAATGTCTTCGCAGTTTCTGACAGGTACTCCGATTTATTTTTCGGAGTACCCATCAGTTTGTGAATTTCAGATGCCGTGAAACGAGAGCTTCTCAATTGATGCCAATCGTCTTCGGTCAAATTAGTGTGAATAGTTGGAAGTTGAAGTTTCATTTCTCGCCAATTAAAAGTTTCTGATTTACTGGAGATACTTCAAACTTCGTGGTGATGTCGGTCATCAATCCACCCGTCTTCAAATGCTCAACGGCTTTTGCCCAACTTGGATGCTTTGGTGTGAGTTCATCACGCTTGGGTGCTGACTGCCGTCCCATTGCTTTCTCTCCGTCATCGTCATCGTCAATGTTTAGATTTAGGATTGAACCGAGTGCATATCTCCGAGCATAGGTCATTGCACTTCCCATTGCTTGTGGATCGTTTTGTTTTGCAACCGGCATCACATAGGATGATTCCATCCATTCTCCTGATTCAGCGTGAACGATTAATGTCGTCAGAGCATTATCATCAGGGAATTGTGTGATTGCCAATCCGCATTCGCTTAATGGCTTTTGAATGGTGTCCAGTATGTTTGATAAACTTGCATACTTTGACTTGAAGAAAGGATTGCTTGATTCCTTTCCGACCTTGCTCACCGATGCTTGGAATTTTACCAATGCACCAGCAATGTTCTTGATTGATTCGCTTTTATTCATAGAGTTTTTGTTTTTATAAAAAGTTAGTTCTTTGTCCTATCATAAATAGAACCTGAAATTTAGTTGGTTCAGCATTGAAGAATGCTTCCGAGTTGATGCCGTCAAATTCTTTGATACAACAATCACCAAATCCGCTGGTTGTTGAATTGAGATAATCGTGAAGTTCTTCAATGTGGTTTGCGATAAGCCAATTGTCAACCGCCTCAATTGTGTAGACATACTTCTCTTCGCAGATACGACCTTGCACAGTCAGTATCCATCCGTTGATTGCCAACTCAATCATTGTTCACCTCCCTCAATGCAATCTCAACGACGGCTTTTGCTTTTGGAGAAACGATGTTCCCATCGACTAAATACTTGCGAACGGTTGGAAGTGATACTCCGGTCTTCCGTGCGACAATCTGAAAAAGACCTTGTCTTCGTTTCAGCTTGATTGTTTCAATTGCTTTTGCGTAATCCATAACGACACAAAAGTAAAATAAACAAATCAATAATGCAAATAAAATTTACTTTTAATTATATTTTTATGTCTTCGGAGAATATCAAATCCCCAAAACGAGCGTTCAACTCGTTGACCAATTCCATCTGAATGGATTCGGTGAATGCCTTTTCTAAGAATGGTTGTGCCTTTGTTCCGCTTCGGTGAATCTTTTTTGCAATGGCTTTGGCAAGTGAATCGTAAGTTTGACCTTCAGCCGTTTTGATACCTTTTTGACTGATCCAAGTTTTTAATGATTGCCACAAGTACGGAGTGCCTTCAATATGTCCTCCTCGTGTTGGCTTCCTTCCGTATTCAATGAACTCCCAATAATCCTCAGCCAAAAGAATGGTGTTGATTGATGTCGGTGACTTGGTGATAGTACCAGGAATGAAAGATTGTCGGAGTTTGGATGACGCATTTGTTCCATTGGCATCAAGATTCGCCCAAATCGGTGGAATCACCTTCTTGTTCCACCATTCAACGATGATCTGCTGAAGGAGTGAACCTTGAGATGCATCACCTAAATAAGTATCAAGGGCATCAGGTAATTTTGATAAATCTATTTGAGCCACATCACAACGCTTAAAATGGTTAGGACTACACTCAGCATCTTGTAACTGATTAAAGTGCGTGAGATGGCTTTATTTCGCTTCACAAGGGCATTGTTGTCATCCTTCAGGTATCCGATGTTTGTCTTTTGCTTACCAATGATGGAATCTTGTTGGTCAATGATGACGGAATCCGATGTCACAATTTTGCGAAGAATTGTGACTTGCCTTCTCGCAATTGCACCCTTGACCAAATAATGGTTTGCTTCTTGGATTACACAAGTATCCACCAACACTTGTCCATTACTGGTCAAAGGAATGAGAAACAACAAGAACCACATTCTACAAAGTAGCACTTTTGGGCGATTGTTTTTCTTTGGTTTCAATGAGCTTGTCAAGATACCATTTCGCTTTGTATAAATCTTCCAACCCATTTTTATCCTCGCACCTCCAAATGTATTTGATTATGTTCCCGGTGCAAACTGCGATGATTCCTTTTTTATTGGTGGTTGCTGATTCAATCGCATCAATGCACTCAATTAATCCTTGTTTATAGTGTTTCGGGTTGACTGCATCCATCTCTTTACAAATATATCATATTCTTCTTCCAGTATAAACGAATGACCACCGAGCATATAAACAATGCAATACTCGTGATAAGCACTCACTCCGACAATTTGTGCAGAATCAATCGCACCATCTTCAACGATTTCAACGATGTCTGATTCTCCTTCAACCAAACCCATCCAATTGTCGTTCTTTTGCTCGTGTACAATTTGAACCTTTAAGATCATATCCGTTTGCGTTTTTTTAACTCTTAGATTGTTTTGTGGGTGTAAGCAATAACCTTGCGATGATCACCTTCACGAACTGGATTCATCACTAACCAACGACCTCCGATTGGCTTTGGTGATGCACCTCGTTCAATGTGCCATCCCTTTGAACCATCTCCGTATTCTTCTTTGTATGCTGAAGTACGAATCATCAAGATGTCACGCAGATAAACAGTTCCCTTCACGGACAAGGTTTCAACCGTGTAAGTAAGCTCATAGTCCTCGTGAACGTGACCCATCCAAATTGCATCTGCATTCTCTACATTCACACTCATTCGATTGTGTTGTATTGTTCCACGAGTGACCGCACCACCACCACCGAATCCGTGCATATACTTCATTGTGTACATACAACTTTTGCCGTATTGCTCAAAGGTATACCGAATCCATCCACCGTATCCACCAACCTGAATATCGCTTCCCGTTTTGTAGTTCAACAAAGTGACAAAGCGTTCAATGATGTCGGTTTCTTGGCGTTTGAGAATGTTTGTTTCGTGGTTTCCATATCCGATGAGCTTAATGTTGTGAGCATAGGGCGTGAACCATTCAACGGCAGTTTCAATAATGGCATCAAAGTAGTTTGCAACATTATGTTCAGGTCGGATGTCTGACTTGCTCTTTCGTGGATCATACGCACCTTGCATCAAACAAAACAAATCACCGTTGATTAGGATGTCATTGTTTCCAGCGAGTGCCAAATCAAGATGTCGTTTCAGAGTTACCCGGTCACACTTCGGATTGTCCCAATGCAAATCACTAATCAATAGAACTTTTGTTTCTTCAAACGGCTTGTCAATTTTGAGAACATTGTTTTTCTTCATAGAGTTGTGTCAAGTGTACGATGTATCTCAATTGCTTGTTTCAGACCTTGTGACGAACTTTGGAAGGTGTCAAGGTAGATTGTATCCAAGTGATTAAGATATTTGATTAGAACGCTTCGTTTGATTTTTTCCCTTTCCACAATTCTTTCGTGCAATTCTACCTTCAATAGTGTTTTTGGCTTTGGATGTTCTTCAAAATTGAACATCGCCCACACAACACTAAATAGGTACAACGCAACTATTGCTGAGATAAGGAGTGAGAACTTGGAAGTTGATTGCATATCCAGCCAATATATCAGTTTTTGAATCATAGAATGGTGATGCGTTACCGTTGATGCTTAATTCAAAGTCACCATCGGATTCCGTGTTGGTTTGTACCAACGCAAAAATGTCAGACATAATTTGTGCCGTGTCCGAAAGAACTTCAATTGTGTTGCTCTCAGATTCAAACACACGATCCATTACAATCAATGCAAAGTTGTATGTCATCAACTTTCCAGTTGACTGCAAATTGAAGCCATCTGGATACAACCAAACCAATGGATAATACTCAACATTCTCCACCGTCAAATTAGATTGCTGACCAACGCCAAAGTGACCGACCATTTTATGGCTTTCGGCTGCGGTCTGAATCTTTTTGATTATTTGGTTTAATGTCATTTTTTAGGAATTTGAGAAGTTTGGCTTCGTTGTTTTTTTGCCACTTATTTGT